ATTGACTACTCAACAAGTGAAATACCTGCTGAACACAAGTCTCATAACATCATTGAACTCGATAATGGGCAATATTGCCTCTATCCAAACAACAGAATGAGGATTTATGACAATAGTATCACTCCAGAAACACCAAAAGTGCCCGATTTTAAGGTTTCGACCATAACTTATCAAGTTGAAAACGGACATGACCACATGGGTCTTGGTTCAGAGGACAATTATTTTTGGAAAACAGCAAAAGAAAGGAAAAATACCGAAGGAAGAAAGCCATTTGAACCAGAATTAGGATGAAACACGTAAAAAATGCCCACATGGGTACACATTTACTCGTTGAAGTGTATAATGTACCCTTTGAAAAGTTAAATGATAGGGATAAAATCGAAAAAATATGCGTGAGTGCTTGTAAAACTGAAGGTTTAGAGGTTTTAAACACTTATACACATCAATTTGACCCTTATGGAGTGACTTGTACCGTAACTTTGGGTGAAAGTCATCTCTCTTGTCATACTTGGCCAGAAAAAAACTGTGTTGCGTTCGATATTTTCACTTGTGGAAGCAAAAATCCACGTTCAGTGGCATGGTGGGTGCTTGAATACTTCGATAGTGATGATTATGTGATGAAAGATTATGCAAGATAGGGTATAAATAAATCTAAAAGCATTAATAATGGCGATTAAACGCAAATCAAGAGCATTTAAGGATATTAGCCTGTCGTTTTCACCTCATCCGATTACGAAAGACCTTCCTGTGCTTACAAATGAGCGAGCAATCGTTAGATCAGTGAGAAATTTAGTTGAAACTATACCAACTGAAAGGTTTTTTAACCCTTTATTAGGTACAGACATCCGTGATTCTCTTTTTGAGAACTTTTCAAGGACAACTGTTAATATAATTGAGGATCAAGTGCGTGAAACGGTCAATGCTTATGAACCAAGAGTATCAAATATTGGTGTCGAAGTAAGAGCAATACCAGATAACAACACTTTTGAGGTAAAAGTGCTTTTTGAAATCAATGGATTAGCGGTTGCACCACAGTCATTCACCTTTATTTTAGAACCAACGAGATAATATGCCCTTTACACAGTTTACAAGTTTAGACTTTGATGAAATCAAAGCACAAATTAAAGATTTTCTCCGTGCAAATTCAAATTTTAGTGATTTTGACTTTGAAGGTTCAAACTTTTCAGTTTTAATTGATACACTTGCTTATAATACCTATATTAATGCATTTAACGCAAACCTAGTTGTTAACGAATCTTACTTAGACTCTGCAACAGTTCGTGAGAACGTGGTTTCTCTTGCAAGAAATATTGGTTATGTACCCCGTTCAAAAACCGCTGCAACAGCGACAATTCGACTCGGTGATATAAATGTCGGAACTACTAATGACAGCACTACAAAGTTCTTAAAACTACGAGCAGGACTTGTATGTGTAGGTAATTCAGAGAATACAACATATCGTTTTTCAATTCCAGATGATGTAACTTCAACAAGAGTTAGAGACATTGGTGGAACATCTTTTGCACAATTTGATAATCCAATCACTGTACATGAGGGAACATTCCTTTCAAGAACTTATCGAGTTGATACATCTAAGAAACAAAGGTATATAATTGATAGTCCAGGCATTGATAGTTCAACTTTGAGAGTTTTTGTCTCTAGTATCGCTGATACGGGACTAGGACGTAACTATCGTATGATTGATAATATATTGAATATTGATAAAAACTCTGAAATATTCCTTGCACAGGAAGTTCAAGATGAAAAGTATGAAATATTATTCGGAGATGGATTTTTTGGAAGAAAATTAGAGAACGCATCAGTCATAACTGCAAGATATATTGTAACAGATGGTGAAACTGGTAATGGAGCATCCAATTTTAGTTTCCAAGGTTCATTTACAAAGAGTGATGGTACACTATTCACACCATCTGATACTGTTAATGTAACCACTGTTACAAACGCTTCTAACGGTGCTGACGTTGAAGACCTGTCATCTATTAAGTATTTTGCTCCAAGGCTGTACTCAGCACAATATAGAGCAGTTACACCAAGAGATTATGAAGCAATAATCCAAACTATATTCCCTCGCACTGAGTCAGTTGCTGTGATTGGAGGAGAAGAGTTAGACCCACCACAGTTTGGTAAGGTTCAAATAAGTATTAAACCAAAAAATGGTACTTTTGTATCAGACTTTGACAAATCACAAATTAAAAACAAACTAAAGAATTACGCTATTGCTGGTATTAACTCAGAAATAGTTGACTTGAAAGTACTATATGTGGAAATTGACTCATCAATATATTACAACCCATCACAAGTTTCGTCAGATATAACACTAAGAAGTCAAATTATTAGTGCATTGAACCAATATGCAAATAATGTGGAGATTAATAAGTTTGGTGGTAGATTCAAATATAGTAAAGTTAGCACACTTATTGATCGTGTTGATAATGGTATTACTTCAAACATTACCAAAGTTATTATTAGAAGAGATTTAAAAGCACTACTAAATCAATTCGGGCAATATGAACTTTGTTTTGGTAATCGATTTAATATAAATCCTGCTGGATATAACATCAAGAGTACTGGATTTACTATCGAAGGTTTTACTGAAACTGCTTACATTACAGATGTACCAAATAAAAATCTATCTGGTAACTTAGATGGTAGTAACATGGGTACTCTCTCAGTGATTTCTAAGAATAATAGAAATGAACAAAGAGTTATTGTTAAAGATGCTGGTGTAGTTGATTATATGAAGGGTGAAGTGATTTTAAATACTATCAATATCACTTCAACAGTTAGACAAAACAATATAATTGAAGTTCAAGCGTTCCCAGAATCAAATGATGTTGTTGGATTAAAAGACTTATACCTTAATTTTGACGTTTCAAGTAGTAAGATAAATACAGTTACGGACGTAATTGCATCAGGAGAGGATGTTTCAGGAGTCGTATTTACGAGAGATTACTATACCTCTAGTTACTCTAATGGAGATTTAGAGAGGAAATAATTTATGTCACAAATTGACAAAAGAATACAAGTCAATACTATTATTGAGAATCAGTTGCCTGAATTTTTGGTAACTGATTTTCCTAATGCTACAGAGTTTTTAAAACAATATTATCATTCACAAGAGTTTCAAGGTGGTGCAGGTGATTTAATTAATAATTTAGATCAATATATTAGATCTGATAATCTAGTTCCTGAAGTTGTTACTGGTGTGACAACTACTACATCTGAAATAGATTCATCAGACACTGTAATTAATGTTCCTAGCACAATAGGTTTTCCATCAGAATATGGTTTATTAAAGATAGACGATGAGATTGTAACTTATACTGGTATCACTTCAACTTCATTTACAGGTTGTGTAAGAGGTTTCAGTGGAATCACAGGATACAATACAGGTATTTCATCATCTTTACTCGAAATTAATCGTGAGAGTCTTGAGTTTGATGAAACCACCGCAGCATCTCATGTATCAGGTTCATCAGTTCAAAATTTATCTGTTCTATTTTTACAAGAATTTTTCAAAAAATTAAAGAAAACATTTTTACCAGGTTTAGAAAATAACGATTTTGCAACAACTTTAGATGTAGGTAATTTCATAAAGTTTGCTCGTTCATTTTATCAATCAAAAGGTGTTGAAGAATCAATTAGAATATTATTCAAAGTATTATATGGTGTAGATTCAAAGATAATTGACTTAGAGGGTAACTTAATAAAACCATCAGACGCTGAATTTATACGTCGTGAAGTAGTGGTTGCTGATTTAATCTCACCAACTGGAGAACCTCAAAACCTAACTGGACAAACTATTTTCAAATCTACTGATATTAATACCAATGCATCAGTGTCTGAAGTTGAAATAATAAAAAGAGAGGGGAGAAATTATTACAAAATCGCTTTATTTGTAGGATTTAGTGACCGTGACCTAATTGAAGGTGTATTTACAATACCAGGTAAAACTAAAGTCGTTGGTGGAGTTAATGCAGGTGCTACAATTATTGACGTTGATTCAACTGTAGGTTTTGGAACAACAGGAACTATTATTGCTGGTGCAAATTCAGAGATTAATTATACCTCTAAATCAATCAATCAGTTCTTCGGATGTTCAGGAGTCGGTGTTGGTATTAATACTGCTACAGATTTACGTTCAGATGAAACAATATTTGGATACGAAAACGGTGATTTATCAAAGAGAGTTGATTTAAGAATTACTGGTGTTTTATCAGAGTTAGTTCCCATCACTGATATTAGTCTAATAAATGAACAAGAAAATTTATTTGTTAAAAATATAGGTGAAAAGATAGAAAATGATGGTAATAACTATAAACAAATTTTTGCAAACTCATGGATTTATAATACAGCGTCAAGATTTCAAGTAGAAATAACAGGTTCAACTTTTAAATTAAATACAAAAATTGATAAAGCATATTTAAAAGAAGGGGATAGATTTGAAATATTAGAAAGAAACGAACAAGTTATAGCTGGAAGTGGTCAGATTGGTAGTATTGACGTTACGTTAAATCAAATAAATGCAACAAACATAGCTGGATTCACACCTCAAGCAGGACAACATTATGATATTAGAAGAATAGTTGAAAAAGTAAACAGCACAGGAATAACTCTTGCTCAAGGTAATAATAATATTATTGCTGATACTTTGAATGTATACGTAGATGGAAATACTGAGGGATATGTTGCATCAAACTCTTTACCAAGTTATGATATTACACAAAATATTATTGAAGAAACTCTAACTGGAAGCACACAAGCGGGACTAGAGGGATATAATCCATTAAATCAAAGATATAGTTTTATAAAATTCACACCTCCACCAGGTGAGGATATCAAATTTATTCAGGGTGATGCAGTTATATACCAACCAGAGGGTGGAAATTTAATAGGATTAGATAGTGGTAGAACATATTATGTTGATCCAGTAATACCAGGTGCAAATCAAAATATATCTCAAATAAGATTATTCAACTCCACAGCACAAATTGGAACTGCTAGTACTGTTCAAGTTGGTCCTACAACATCAACAACAGATGTTCATAGGTTTGTATTGAAGGCACATGCGAGCAGAACTTTAGAAGCAGATAAAATTTTAAGAAAATTCCCTTTATCACAAAACTTATTTGTTCCATCCGCACAAGAAACACCTACAACTGATATTGGTATTTTAATTAATGGTGTTCAAATAAGATCTCCTATTTCAGATAATCAAATATACTACGGTTCATTAGAATCAGTTGACCTTTTAAATTCAGGATCTGATTATGATGTAATCAAACCACCAATTATAGGTATTGAAACAAGTACTGGTGTAGGTGCTGCTGCCGAACCAATTGTTCAAGGAACAGTTAAAGAGGTATTTGTTGACCCACAAGGATTTGATATTGATGAGGTACAAAGTATTTCATTAACAGGGGGTAATGGAAGTGGATGTGTACTACAACCAATACTAGGTGAAAGAAGTAGAGAATTGTTATTTGATAGTAGAGATGTATTCTTTAATGGTGGTGTAGATATTGTCAATGAGACAATCACATTTAAAGAAAATCATAATTTACTTGATGGTCAATTAGTATATTATAGTTCAAATAATAACCAACCAATAGGTATTGGAACTGCATTTGATTTAGAAAATAACATTAACGGTACATTATCCGATGGTGCTCCATATTATGTTAGGATAGTCAATCCCTCTACGGTTAGAATTTTTAATACTGAAACTGATGCCATATTTGGAACTGCAGGTATTAATACAGTTGGATTATCAACAGACACAGCAGCAAGTGGTATTCACAAATTTAGAACAGAAACTAAGAAAACTCTTGTTGCTATAAAAGTTTTAGAAGAAGGTTCAGGATACACACACCGTAAATTAAGAGTAAAACCTGCTGGTATATCCACATCATCAAATGTTGTTACATTTAAAAATCATGGATTCCAAACTGGTGAGATTGTAGAGTACTCTGCAGAAACAACAGCAGTGGAAGGTTTAAGTACAACATCTTCATACTATATTAAAAAATTGACTGATGATACTTTCCAACTAGCAGATGCTGGTATTGGTGCAACATCAACTATTGATTTTAATAGAGGAAAATATGTTAATTTTGATAGTGCAGGTTCAGGATTCCAAATTTTTAATTATCCAGAAATTAAAGTAAATATAGATGTATCATATGGTTCAACTGTTACTGGTGATATAACAATTACTCCAGTCGTGACAGGTGAAATATTGGGTGCTTATCTTTATGAAGAGGGAACTAACTATGGTTCAACAACATTAGATAAACAGGTAATTCCCAAAGTATCAATTGAAAATGGTAGATTTGCTGAATTTAAACCAATTATTGTAGATGGTAAATTAACTGATGTTGCAGTTGTTAATAGAGGTAGAGAATATAATTCAAGTCCTGAAATAAGGGTTATATCAACTGGTTCTGGATCTGGTGCTGTTGTAAGACCAGTTGTACAAGATGGTTTTGTGATAGATGCCATTGTAACCAATCCTGGTATTGGATACAGTAGTATTACTACAGAGGTAAGGGGATTTTCAAGAGGACAAGGTGGTCAGTTTACTGCAAGAGTAAGAAGTTTAACACTTAACAGTCAAAGTAGATTTGGTGATTCATTCTTATCAACAAAAGATGGTTTAATAAAATTCAGTATTTTAGGTTACTCACAAGAGATAGCAACTAATTTTGAAAAAACATTTTCAGTTAATCCTAACACACAAGAATTTACACAAATTACTGGACATTCACCAATTATAGGTTGGGCATATGATGGAAACCCAATATATGGTCCATTCGGTTATTCTGACCCTGATAATATCAACTCCGAACTTAAGATAATACAATCATCATATAAGACAGACATTACCAACGTTGTTAACAGACCACCAGGATATGCACCAGGATTTTTCGTTGAAGATCATGTATTTGATGAATCAGGAGATCTTGATATTCATAATGGTAGATTTGGTAAGACCCCAGAATTTCCAAATGGAATTTATGCATACTTCGCCACAGTTGGGTTAGGCACTCAGACAAATAAATTAGAGGGTAATTATCCATATTTTATTGGTAATACTTATAGATCACCTTTTATAAAAGAAAATCAACTACTTAGTCAGGACTTTGATTTTAATACTTCTAATTTAAGAAGAAATACTTTACCTTACACTGTTGACGAACCTTTTGCTGATAATGATTTTGTTATCGAATCATACGAAAAAATAAGACAATTATCAGTTATTGAATCTGTAACTAAAGGTGATGTAGATGCTATTACTATATTAAACGGAGGGCAAGATTACAAGATAGGTGACTTAACTGATTTTGATGATGAAGAAACTAATGGATCTGGATTCAGTGCACAAGTTAGTGAAATTGTTGGTATAGGAATATCACGAATCGATACTGTCATTAATTCATTCAACAATGCTGTATTTGAATTTGGTGGAAGTAATGAAGTTATCGCTCATTATTATCCTTTTATTGATATTAATGATCAAGATGCAGTATCAATATCTGGATTAAGTACTAACATTAAGAATTTAACTGATTCTTTTAACGTTGGTGTATCAACAAACAGAGTAAGTTTAGCAGCGAGTATGACCGTTGGAAGTTCTGCTGGTCTTATTCAAGATATTACTCTTACTCAAATACCTAGCACTATTTCAGTAGGTGGGTCAATAAGAGTTGGATCAGGTAATACAAGTGACACAGAAGAATTAAAAGTATTAAATATATTTCCTAGTGAAAGAATAGTTCGTATACAAAGGCATACTGGTATAGCACATACGTTGGGTTCAAATGTAGATGCATTAAATAATAAAATTTCGATACCAGTAGAGACAACATCATTTACTTCAGAGTTGAATGATATAGTTTACTTTAATGGTCGTCAGTCAGTGGGTATTGGTACTACAATAGGTGGTGCCATTAAAGTAGATACATTTGTAGGTGATAAAGTATCTGAGGTTTCAATACCTACTAGAACAATAAGAATACCAAATCATCCATTTAAAAATGGGCAGAAATTAACAATTAATAAACGAAATGGTGCAAATAGGTTTGATGTTGGTACAACAAATTTAGTACAAGAATTTAAGTTACCATTTGTAGGTGCTGATTCAACTGAGGTATTTGTAATTAATAAAGGCACTGATAATATTGGTTTAGTTACCAGCAAAGTTGGTATTGGTAGTACAAGTGAGGGTCTATTCTTCTATACAAATGGTTCAAACTCTGGTATTAATTCTTCTCTTTACTTCTTAGAGAGTCAGAAAGAGCAAGTAAGAGGTGATATTGATAAAATTACTACAACGGTTTCTACTAATGTTTCTGCTGCAAATACAACAACTCATAACTTAGTTGAAGGTGATATTGTTAAAATGAATGTTGTTCCTAATTTAGCAGTTGGGGTTGGATCAACTACACCAGTAAACGTAAATTATAATTCTGAATTTGATAAGTTAATAATTAATCCTCTTACATTTACAGCATCTGATGTTGAGACTGATCAAATAGATATTGCAGAGCATGGATTTAAGACAGGTGATAAGGTATTTTACCAAGGTTCTGCAACTGGATTAAGTACAGGTACATATTTTGTTAATAGAGTAAGTAGTAGAAGATTTCAGTTATGTGAAACAATAGAAGATTTAAATGTAAATCCAATTAGAATTGCACCTATAACAGCAAACACAGGTGGTACACAAACTATCGCTCCTATTAACCCAAGAATTGATGTTGTTAAAAACTCTAAATTGACTTTTGGATTATCAAGCACAACTCTAGCAGACTTTGATTTCAAAATATTCTACGATAAAAACCTAACGAATGAATATCTAAGTTCTCAAGACAGTAGTTCATTTAATGTCGGCACTGCAGGAACCATTGGTATTGGTACAAATAATACAGATCCAATAGGTGCTGCTCTAACTGTTCAGTATTCTGCCTCTACTCCTGTTACTTTATATTATGGTTTGACTAAAGGTGGTTACATAAGCACCGCTGACACAGAGGTTCCAAACTATTCTGAAATAAGATTTATTGATAGTGTATACAACGGTGAGTATAAAATATCTAATGTCACTGATGACACCTTTAATTTCTCACCTACAGTTCCAGAATTTTTATCATATACAACTGATGATTGTGAAAAAATAGAATATTCCACAAGATCTACATCTGTTCATGGTCCGATTAAAAACTTCAGGATATTATCACCAGGATTTAATTATAAAAAATTACCACAGTTTAATAAAGTAAACAGCGTTAGTGGTACAGATGCAAACATAATTGCATCTTCAAAGACTATTGGTAGAATCAAAAAGGTAAGAATCGTAGATATTGGATATGAATATTCTTCCGATAAAACATTAGGACCTCAAGCATTTATATCACCAGTTGTAAATATTGATAACTTAGACGTAATCGGGTCTGTCAACATTGTAAGTGGTGGTGCTGATTACATGAGCACACCTAATTTAATAGTATTCAATCCAGTTACAAATACTGTTGTAGATGATGTCTCACTACAACCTTTCTCTCCTAACCAAACAATTTCAAAAGTTGATGTCCTTTCACCTGTAACTGGTTTAGATTCAGTCGTTCATAAAATAGTTTCAATAAACAACTCAAATGGTGTCGGTGTTAATTCCGTTCAGACAGGTGCTTCAGGTGTTGTAACATGTTTCCTAGAGACACCAATAAATGGATTTGATACTCAACCATTTGCTGTAGGAGATGAAGTATTCGTTGAGGGTATTCAAAGGGTTGGAGAGGCAGGAATTGGTGCTACACAAGGGGGAATATCAACAAATACAACTGTAGAAGGAACTGGTTATAACTCTGAAAATTACAATTATTCATTCTTTGATGTTATTGATTACACCGCTGGTACGCAGTGTATTGCTGTGTTTAGTTTATCAGGTGTAACAACTAATCCTGGTATCGCTAAAACATTCCAGTCAGGATATGCAACTCTTGTTAATAAGAAAAAATATCCTGTAATTGAACCTGTACAAACAAGAGGTGTATTTGAACTTAAAGAAACACTTATCATTGATAACGTAATTACTGACTTAAAAATTATTGAAGTTAGAAAAGATTATATTAAAATTGACGGAAAATACAAGATTAAGAAAGGAGATAGAATAAAAGGTGAATTAAGTAACGTATCTGCTGAGATAACAAGTATTGTAGATAATCAAGCTAAATTTACAACTGATTTTTCTAATAGACAAGAATATGGTTGGTTAGATGATATCGGTAAATTAAATGAGGACTATCAAGTAATACCAGATAATGATTACTATCAGAATTTATCTTATACTGTAAAGAGTTCTATAGAGTGGGATAAATTTGTAAATCCAGTAAATCGTTTAGTTCACCCATCTGGTTTAAAGAATTTTGCTGATACAACTGTTACATCTAGTTTAAAAGTTGGTGTTGGTGTAGTACGTGAGTCAAATCAAACAGTTGTATTGGATGTTGGTAACGTTCTTGAACTCAATGATAAACAAAGAGTAGATGCAATCAATAATTTTGACTTTGCAAGAGATTTTGATACAAGACCGAATGGTTCTAAGTTTATTACAATAAAGAATAGAACATTTACTGATTTCACAAGATGTAAGACTAATAGAGTGTTACTTCATGATGACATTAGTGATGGTTTTTCAAGTGAAGGATTTGAAAGTACAAATACAATTATTGAACCTTTAGTAGAGGATTTTGGACAATATCTTATTCAGATTGTTGACCCTGATTCTCTTGATGCTCAGTTCTCAGAGTTAGTTACTATAACAACAGAAAACGATGCATTTTTACTTGAAAAAACAACAGACTTTACTACTGTTAAATTAGGTAATTTTGAAACTGAGATATTAGCAAACGGTACAAAAAATCTTTTATTTGAACCAACTGAGAAATTTATAAAAGACCATGATATTAAAGTATTAAAAATAGATTTTAATACAGATTTGACTGGTATCGGTACAGCAGGTATTGGACATGTAGATTTAGTTGGTGTTAATACAGGTATAGGTAGCACTACAATAGGATTTACAACAACATCAATTCTTGAAACACCAACATATGATTTTAATAGTCTTCATGCCTCAATATTTGTTCAGGATAGTGTTACCAAAGAAATTAATTACAATGAAGTTATTGTAGATTTCGATGGAACTGATACAACAATCGCTGAAACTTACGTTGATACAAAATCAGGATTAAGTCAGTCATCTGTTGGAATCGTAACTGCAAGAGTAGAGAACAATTTAGTTAAATTACAAATTGAGAATGATAGAGTAAATGTTCTTGATGTAAGAGCAAACATAGTTGGTTTAGGATCAACAGCAACAGGAATTGGCACATATAGATTCTCTGTATCAGGACAACCTGCTGGTGCTGAAAGAAGTGCTAGATTACAATCAGGTTATGTAACAGGAACAGCTACTCCAATAACTTATGCTACCATAAATCAATTAATTGATACAACTGTTAAGTCAATTGTTAGAGTATCTTGTGGTGAGACATCTGCAGTTCATCAAATCATATCAATAAGAGATGAAGATGATATATTGACTGTACAATATCCATTTGTATCTGCAGGTTCCACAACTGGTATTGGTTCTTTTGGTGGAGAGATAAGTGGAAATGATATTAATTTAAGATTCTATCCTGATGCTGAGTTCGATTCATTGATTGAAGTTCAATCATACAATCAAGTTTTGTATACAGACAGTGATTTTGCGAATACACCTCCAGATTTGACTTATGGTACAGTTGATCAAAGAATATTCTTAACAACATATGATGGTGCTGCTGGATTAAGAGCGAACAAAAAAGATTTTGTGTTAAAACATCTTGGTGTTCCAATCTACTCTAAAACATTTAATCCCGCTGGAACAATAAGCACTACTACAAGTACAATTAATATTCCAAGTCACTTCTTCAATAATAATGAAGAACTTACATATACACCAGATTCTACGTTTATAGGTATCGCAGGAACAGCAATATCAATAGGTTCTACAACTAACGTAGCTGGTGTTGTTACAACATTATTACCAAGCACTGTTTTTGCAAAGGTTATTGACGAAAATCAGTTTGAACTTTACACAAGACCTGAATATGTTGCATCTGGTTCTCCTGTTGTGTTCACTGGAATAGGTGGTGGTAATGCTCACAAACTTGTGATGACTAAGCAACTAACAAAAACCATCTTAGGTTTAGATGGAGTTGTACAACAACCAATTACATTTACTTCTATCACACATGATATAAGAGATAATATCGGTATTGGTTTATCACAATTTGTTTTAAGTGGTATTGGTTCAGTTCAACCATCAGATTTTCTTAAGTTAAATGGTGAATACATGAAAGTAACTGAGGTTGGATTGTCTAGTACTCCAACTGGAATTATTAATGATGCAACAGATGTGGCACTTGGTATAGCGACATTACCTGTAGTTAAAGTTGATAGAGGACAATTAGGTATTGCACAAACAACACATACTGCTAATGATACAGCCAGAGTCCATAGAGGTTCATTTAATATTGTAGATAGCACAGTATTCTTTGCAGATCCACCAAAAGGTAATAATAGATCAAGAAGAGATGAAACAAATTTACCATTTGTAAGAGCTAACTTTAGTGGAAGAACATTCTTAAGAGCAGATTACACAACTAATATGCTTTTTGATGATGTATCGGATAATTTTACAGGAATAGGTAAGACCTATTCATTAACTGTAGGTGGTGCAAACACAGCATCAGGTATTGGTGTTGGTAATGGTGTATTATTCATTAATGGTGTATTCCAAACTCCATTAACAATCAATAACACTGGTAATAACTATGAATTCCAATCAGATACAACTGCTGGTATTTCGACAGTTGTATTCTCAGGTATTTCATCTACAAACGGTGACTTTATCGTATCTGAATTTGATATCAATCAGAATCAAGTACCAAGAGGTGGACTTATTGTTTCATTAGGTTCAACACCAGGTCTTGGGTACGCTCCACTTGAGGGAGCAAAGGTAAAAGCATTTAAAGATGCGAATGGAGGAATCACAAGTGTAGTTGGTATCGCTACATCTTCAGGATTTAATCTTGGTATTCAAACTGCTGCGTATGATAACTTAACAGGTATTATTACAGTTACAACTGAGAAAGTACATGGGTTTGCACTTGAGAGACCAAATACAGTCAAATTAAAAGGATTAGAGTTTAAATGTCCTAAGACAGTTGTTGGCACACCAACAAATGCAACATATAATCCTGCAACTGGTGTGTTAGTGTTAACTATTCCAAATCATGGATTAGCAGTTGGTGATGCTGTTGTTCTTGATACGGGTTCTATTTGCTTTACTTGTGATAAAGATAGTAATAATACAACACATTGTTATCCTCGTGCAACAGATCCTGCTGCTGGACAATATCTAACAATTACTAATAGAACCACTAATACATTCAGAGTTAATGTTGGTGCATCTGCTCCAAGTGATCAATATGTTCATACATTTGTTTCTGCTGCTGCTGATTCAGTCAAAACAATTGGTGGTGGTGGATATGTTGGAGTAACAACAACTATCTTCCAAGACCACGAAAGACCACTATTTGTCGTTGGCATTGTTTCTGATAGAACATTTGAAGTTCAGGCAGGTGCAAGTACAATACCTCACACATATCAGGGTGGTGGTCATGCATTTGAGTTCTTTGAAGATCTTACATTTGGTTCAGGATATCGTGGTGGTACAGTTGCATGTGGTGTTACAGACCAAGCATATGTTCATAGATTTGTAAGTTCTGGTATTAATTCAATCCGTAAAGGTAACTTTGCTGCCACAGGTTCAAATGCATTCACAGCAACAAACGCAGTTTATACTTCTCATTCAGGACAACTTGTATTAACAATACCCAATCATGGTTTATCTACAAGTGATACAGTCGGTATTGATACTGGTGGTTTGGTATTTAAATGCTCTAAGGACAATTTCTTCTCCGATCATCCATATCCTCGTGCAGTATCTAAAACAAGTTTCCCTAACTCCGACCCTATTGCTGGTATTCAAACTGCTATAACCGCAACCACAACTAACACAATTACATTAAATGTTGGTGCTGGTGGTGGCGGTGGAACTGGAGCAGAAGTAACTGCAACAGTTGGTGCTGGTGGTACACTTGCATTCACAATAACACAGGCAGGTTCTGGTTACGTAAATCCTGAAATTGTAATTCCACAACCAAATTATGATAATTTACCAGTCATTGGTGTATCAAGAGTAGGGGTTGGCACAACAACCGATACTGGTTTAAATTTATTACTTGACGTTATGGTAAGTGGAGCAACCACAACTGTTGGTATAGGTTCAACCTCATTTGAGATATCACAGTTCTCAATAGCAAGACCAGGACATTCATTTAAAGTTGGTGATAAATTTAAACCAGTTGGATTAGTTACTGCTGCACATTTATCAGCACCTCTACAAGAGTTTGAATTAGAGGTTACACAAATCTTCAGTGATAAATTCTCATCATGGCAGTTTGGTGAATTAGATTTCATTGACTCAATCCAAAACTTACAAGATGGTGCAAGAACTAGATTCCCATTATTCTTTAATGGACAACTACTAAGTTTTGAAAAAGATATTAATAATGCTCGTTCTCAGTTAATTGACTTAAATGCAATACTTCTTATATTCGTAAATGGTGTTCTACAAGAACCTAAATCAGCGTATACTTTTGATGGTGGTACTACTTTTGAATTTATTGAAGCACCTAAACCTGAAGCAAAAGTAGATATTTTCTTCTATAAAGGTCAACAGGGAGTTGATGTAGACATAGCTGATATTCAACAAACAGTTAAGATAGGTGATGAAGTTAGAATATTCAAACATCCTATTGGATTAACCACCTCACAGGAAGCAGAAAGAACTTTGAATGAATTGTTAGGAGCAAAACTTGTTGAAACTGATATTTACACAGGTGCAGGTATAGATGAGGCAAATGACAAACCATTTAGATGGACAAAACAAAAAGTTGATATTGTATTAAATGGTAAGAAGATTGATAAATCTAGAGAAATATTAGAACCACAAATTTATCCAACTGCTAGAATAATTGGTGATTTTACAACAGCATCTGGCATAGGAAATGTAGGAGGTATATTTGTTGATGATGCAAGATCATTCTTCTATGAAAAAGGAGAGCATCTATCAGCAAGTCTTCCTAATGAACAGGATGGTAATTATGATTTAGAATATAGTTCTATTGATGCTTTAGTATCTTCAGGTGAAGTAGGTGTAGGTGCTGCGGTAACTGCAATCGTATCTGCTGCAGGTACTATATCTTCATTAGATATTACAGAAATTGGTTCAGGATATAGCGGTACTGTTTCATTAAAGATAAGTGCACCACCAGTTATTGGTGTTGGTATAGGAACAACAGCAACAGCAACAGTTACAATATCAAACGGATCAATTACTGGAACCACAATTACAAATCCTGGTTTAGGGTATTCTGCATTTACACCACCACAAGTAATAGTAGACCTACCAATATTCAAAACTGAAAAAGTAACAGGAATTACTAATTTAGATGGATTTACAGGTATCATAACTGGTATTACTACTACAACAGGTACAAATGGTCATCCACTAGCACTTAAATTCTTCTTTAGAGCAGATATATCAGAGGCAGATACTCTTAAAGTTGGTTATCCAGTATTCATTCATGACACAACTGTAGGTAATGGTCTCACATCTGTTGATAGTCAAGATTCTTCAGTCGTTGGAATCGGAACAACATTCTGTGATAACATTTACATAGTTCATGATAGAGATACACCAAGTGGTGAAGCAGGTGCAATCGTATGTAATATTCATACAAATAGTAGTTCATCAGTACTCGGTATCGCTGTCACAGGAAACTATGATAATGCAGCCGTTGGATTAAGCACTGAATTTGGTAAAATAAGTTGGGGTAGAATACACTCTGTGACTGGTAGAAATGAAGACCCAATATCTATTGGAGTTACAGGATTGACAGTTAATACTGGTTTAACATCATTCCCAACTATTCAGAGAAAGAATTACACCATAGGTTCTTTAAGAGGTCTTAGATCATCAGGTGCTTTAAGGGTCTTTGGAATTTGATTAGATTACCTCTATAAATAAAAAGAAAAAGTTTAAATACAATGTCAGCGATAATTACTGATCAATTTAGAATTCTGAATGCTAACAACTTTGTTGAGTCAGTAGAAAACGTCAATAATTCATATTACGTGTTTATAGGACTACCAAATCCTGCTGGAACTTCAACTTTAGTTGGATATGGTAGATCTTCTGATTGGAATTCAAGTACACCTGCTCCAACCGATAGTTTTTCATATCGTTCACACACAGGTGATACGATGATGTTTGGTAAGAAGATATCATCTGCAAATATTAGAAGAATCATAAGAAGAGTTGATTGGGTATCTGGAAGTAGATACGAAATTTACAGAGATGATTATAGTGTAGAAAAACCTAGTCCATTAACACAAGCAAACAGATTATACGATGCGAACTACTACGTACTTAATTCCGACTTTAAAGTTTACGTTTGTATTGATAATGGATCAACAGG